GTGTCGGAGCACTGCAGCATAGACTTTCGACCCACCCCCCACCCTTCGCAGGTGCAGCATGGCGAGCCAGTTGCGACGCATTCGCAGCGGTTCAGGTCCGCGCGTTCGCCGGGTGGCGTGGATCAGTCGGCCATCCCGAGGCGTCGCACTCGCCTGAGTAGCCGGCCCGTTCCTCTCTCTGCTTCCCTGCGTCGTGGTGTGGCTTGCAGAGGGATTGGAGGTTGGTGGGGTTCCAGAACAGGGCGGGATCGCCCTTGTGTTCTCGGACGTGGTCGACCGTGTTCGCCGCGGTCGTTCGGCCTAGCTTCGTACAGTGGCGACAGAGGGGCTCGACCCGGAGGTGTGCCGCTCTCAGCGCCTTCCATCTGCCGGTCCAGTACCAACGCCGCCAACCCTGGGCCTCGGCGCTTCGGCTGTCGTGTCTCACTTGCCGTTCAGGACCGAGTGACAGGCCCAAGCTGCGAGGCCGACGATACCGAGCACCGCACCGAGCAGGGCGGAGACCACGCATACACCGATGAGGAGGAGCATGGGGTGTCTCCGGGCTGGTCGCTCCTTTAGCACCCCGGAGCGTGGGGAGAGGTGACGGGCGGGCCGGGCGGGGACTCCCATGTCCCCCGCATGATGCACAGCCCGAGGGCCGGCTACGGCCGGGAGGTTCACCGTGTCACCGGGCCGCCCGAACTCAACGCGAACTGAGGGAGGAACGAACTGAACGCCCGCCTGCATACGCGAAAGCCCCGGCCGTTTCGGACCGGGGCTCTCTGACGCGCTACTTGTAGCGTCTACTTTTGGTAGCTTGACCGGGGTTGGGCGTCAAGGGGTGGTGTTGCGCCGGATCTGAAGGCCGTACCAGACGATCCGAGCGCAGTTGAACAGCACCACGGCGCACGCCGCGAAGGTGACGACGGCGGAGGCTATCGTTGCGGTCTCGATCATGCTCAGCGCACCTCCTCCTCGGGACGCTCCGCCACTGGCGAGCGATAGGCCGTCCGGAAGGTTCGCGCGAGTTCGCACAGCGCTTCTGGATTGGTCGCCAGTGACAGGACGTCGGCGACCGGGTCGGCCTTGGCGTCCAGCGCGTTGACCATGTCGGGAAAGATCAGATCGACCTTCTGGAAGGTCTTGCCCAAAGACTCGCGTGGTCGGCTCGCCCACGCGCTCTCGACCGTCTCGGCGAGTTTGGTCAGGTCGAACCGGCCGTCTAGGACCGCGTCGGCGGGATAGCTCAGGTCCGCATACGGGGGCGGTCCGCTGGGCGGGTCTGCTTGTCGCTCGAACTCGGCGATAATCGCCTTTAGGACGGCGTCGCTCATGCGCGCGGCTCCGGTAGCACCGATTCGCCGTCCAGGCCCCGGCGGCATCCCTCGGGGGCCCCGCACTCCGAGAGCCGGGTGAGCCGGCGACCGCAGGCGGCAATGAAGCCGGTGGCGGATTGCGGGACGGCCATGACGTGTCGGTTGCAGTCCGGGCAGGCGGTCTCAAGGTGAGGCTTCGGGGCCGCCTGCTGGATCACGTCCTCGTAGCCGCTCAAGCCCGCCTCCTCCTCACCAACTCGAACGGGATACCACGCTCGGACTCGGTCGGCACGATCTCGCCTGTTTCCTCGTCGGCATAGACCACGGTCTCCTCGACCTTGGGCCCGGCGTAGGGCTGGCGATCGGCGGAGTCCGGGGCGGGCTTTGTCCTCTCCGGCCTGGTGCTGATCTGCTCCTCCCGGACCATGCGGAGGGCTCGGAGGAAAGCGTTGCGGCGCAGGGCGAACAGGGCCGGCATGGTGGTGTCCGGGCAGCACTCGGCCTGCAGTCCGAAGGGGTGGCGAACGGCGCAGGGTACGCGCTCGCCGGTTTCGGTCTCAACCATGGTCGGCGGGTTGTCCACCCACCACAGGACCCAAGCCGGGAACTTGGCGTGAAGGGCCACGTCGGACAGCTCGGACGCGGCGCCGGGGTTGGCCTTGAGGCGGTCCCATACCCTGCGAAGCTGGGACATCGCTTCGGGGTCGCCGAGGGAGTGATCCACGCCCCGGGCCGTGCGGTTCAGGTCCACGGCGCCGACGTGGGGAATGTCCACCTTGGCGAGCTGATGCAGGCCCAGATACCAGCGGCCGGCGGAGTAGAGCCCGGCCGAGATCCACCCACGCTCGAGCATCAGGTCGAGAGGGTTCTCCGCCTTGGCGCACTGGGCCGCGGTGGCGTCCTGGTTGCCGAGCAGGGCACGGCGACGGGCGAGCGTCACCGGGTTCGGCGTCGGGGGCTTCAGCTTGCCGGCCGGGTAGCGTTCGCCCTCCTTGCGGGGGCGGCCGGTCTTGGGACGCTTGCGGGTTTTCTTGGTCATGGGGAGGGGTGACCTTCGATGATGCGGGACAGGGCGATCAGGCGCTCTTGGGGGTGGTCGTGACCTTGACCCGGCCGGACTTCACGGCCTCGCTCAGCCGCTCGTCCTGCTTGGCCCGGTACTCGATCCGGGCGCCGACACGGATCAGCCAGAGCCCGAAGGCGGCGATCCCGCAGGCCAGCAGCTTGTCCCCTAGGTGTTCGGCTCGCGGGTAGAACCGGAAGAACAGGTCGAACACCACGACCCCGAACAGCATCAGGGCGAGGTCCAAGGCGTAAGCCCGGAGCACCTTCCAACTCGGCAGTTCGCCCCGGAGGGCTTGAGACAGGCTGGTCACGCGATTTCCTTTCGATGATGCAGGGGGCTTGGCGCTTAGGCGCTCTGAGGGGGAGTGGAGCGGAGGAAGCGCAGCAGACCGACAAGGGCCCATCCCTCGGTCACGTCGGCGCGGCCGATGCATGCCCCTTCGAAACGGAGGGTGCGTCGGCCGTCGTTCTGTCCGCCCGTCTCGTGGGTGATCTCGAACTCGGCGAGCGCTTCGGACAGGGTGTCACTCACGCAGCTTCTCCTTTGCTCAGCAGAACGGTTGCGTCATGGGCGGACAGGACGAGCCCGACTTCCCGACGAATGGTGTCCACGACGAAATCGTTGGACGAGACGAGGGCTCGGCGCGGCACGTCCTGCCAGGTGCAACGGCGCAGCCATGACCGGGCCCACGGGGCGCCCATCTTCGCGGCTATGTCGGCGAACAGCTCAGGGGGGCCGGGGAACGTCCACTCGGGCAGGGGCGAGCCGGGCGCGGCGGGCTTTGCCTTTACCTTTCCGGCCTCTATCTCGATCCACGCCACGAACCCCGCGCGCCAGTCCCGAAGGCGGCGGTCGTTCGCCAGAGCGTGGCTGCGAAACCGCTTGGCGTGCTCTGCCACGTTCAGGTCGACGCCGGCGGCGAGGACGACCTCCTTCGCGGCGATCAGGGCCTCGGCGTCCGGATAGCCGTCCGGGATCGTGGTCTCGGGCTTTCGACCCGATCCCTTCGCCTTGCGCTCTCTCGCGGCAGCGCCGCGCGCTGAGAGAGAAGGTTTATCCTTCTCTCTCTTATTCCCTTTCCCTTTCCCTTTCCCTTGCGATCCCGGCGGGGTCTCGGTGGGTGTCCCAGTGGGAGCATCAGGGGGAGTGTCACTGGCAGTCTCGGTGTCCGCCTTCGCGCCCTTCAAAACGTGCTGCTTGGAGAGCGCCCGGGACTTCGGGTTGAGGGCGCGCAGGAGGTCCGACGCGGCCCTGATCTCGGCGTAGATCGGCGACGGGTCGAACGTCGACCCATACCGCTTGGCGTTCCCGGCGCCGCTCGACAGGCGATGGCCGAGCTTCTCGATCCACGCCTCAAGGGCGAACTCGGCCACGGTCGGGTGATAGAGCCGGCCATCGTCGCAGACCGACCAACCGCGTAGCGCCTCGGCCTTCAGCTTGCGCCACGTCTTCAGGTCACGGCCGAGCCCGGCGGCCTTCGCAAGCTGCGCGTCGTCGCTGTCCAGGGACGCGGCTGGGACCTGATGCCATGCGGCCATCCACAGGTTCACCCCGGCCCGCCACGCACTGTCGTCCAGCGTGGAGTCGAACGCCGAGCCACGAAGGCGCGGTATGTCGATCATCATCCGGGGGAAGTCCTGCAGGTCGCAGTCTTCAGGAGTGAGCGGCCGGGCCATCAGTCCTCCCCATACGGATAGCGCGCGGCGTACCTGGCCTCGCTCTTGGCGAGGTTGCCGAACCGCGTGGTGTCTTCGTTGAAGGAGAGGCGCACGGTCCCGATCGGGCCGTGGCGCTGCTTGCCGATGATCAGATCAGCGACGCCCCGCACCTGGGCGAGTTCGTCTTGCCATTGCTGATGTTCGGGGGTGTCTTCCTTCGGCTCGGCCCGGCCGAGGTAGTAGGCTTCGCGGTACACGAACGCGACGACGTCGGCGTCCTGCTCGATGGACCCGGACTCGCGGAGGTCGGAGAGTTGGGGCCGCTTGTCCTCGCGCTGCTCGACCTGCCGGCTCAGTTGCGACAGGGCGATGACCGGGACGTTCAGTTCCTTCGCCAGAGCCTTGAGGCCCTGCGTGATGGCCGAGACCTCTTGGACCCGGTGCGCGATGCTCCCGCCTCCGTCCAAGGTGACGAGCTGCAGATAGTCCACCACGATCAGGTCGAGGCCGGTCCGGCGCTTCTGCCGGCGGGCGCGGGCGGCGAGCTTGGACAACCGCAGGGCGCCGGTCGCGTCGATGTGGAGCGGGGACTCGGCTATCTCGACCGCGGCGTCCCGGACCCGGGCGTATTCGCTGCGGTCGATCTCGCCCTTCCGGAGCTTGTCCCCGGACACGCCCGACACGTCGGCCAGGATACGGGCGGCGAGTTGCTCCTCGGACATTTCGAGCGAGAAGAACAGGACTTGGCCGCCGTCGACCGTGCGCCGGGTCCCGTCAGGCTGCTGCTCGTAGCGGTAGGCCCGAGCCACGTTGAAGGCGATGTTCGTGGCGAGCGCCGTCTTCCCCATGCTCGGGCGCCCGGCGATGATGAGGAGGTCAGACGGGTGCAGGCCGCCGAGCTTGGCGTCCACGTCGATCAGGCCCGTCGACAGGCCCGAGAGCTTGCCCTCCCGTTCGAAGGCGTCGCCGATCATGCGGACGGCGCCCGTGACCGCGTCCGAGAACGACACCACCCCGCCCGACTGCTGGCCTGTCTCGGCCAAGGTG